CACGCGCACGCAGCCGACAACATCGAGCTGGCGCAAGGCAACTCGCTTGCGGTCCAAGACGCGATGCACGCGCACGCGGCCGACAACCTCGCGCTGACTCAGGCGAACTCGCTGGCGGTCCAAGACGCGATGCATGCGCACACCTCTGGGGCAGCGACCCTAGAGGTTGGGCTGGTAGCTCAAGACTCAGCACACGCGCACGCGACCGACAACATTGATCTGACTCAGGCCAACACGCTGGCGGTCCAAGACGCAGCACACGCGCACGCGGCCGACAACCTCGCGCTGACTCAGGCGAACTCGCTAGCGGTTCAGGATGCCGCGCACGCGCACGCGGCCGACAACATCGAGCTGGCGCAAGGCAACTCGCTTGCGGTCCAAGACGCGATGCACGCGCACGCGGCCGACAACATTGATCTGGCGCAGGCTTATTCGCTAGCGGTGCAAGATGCGACGCACGCGCACGCAGCCGACAACATCGAGCTGGCGCAAGGCAACTCGCTTGCGGTCCAAGACGCGATGCACGCGCATGCGGCCGACAACCTCGCGCTGGATGCTGCTGTCGCGTTGGAGGTTGACTCAGCGACCCACGCGCATGCGGCCGACACACTGACATTGATCGTCGGTGCGGTTCTGATTCCGGCATCTTGCTTGCACGCCCACTTGGCCGACAGCCTCGCGCTGCGGCCGGTGTTTGTGGTGGAAGTCCTCGCAGCGGCCGGGCAGACGTTGACGGCAAAGCTGTTCGACGTTGGCGCATCTACTGTGATCGGGAGCAGCCTGCTGGTGGTGGCAGCACCAAACAGGCAGATGATATATGGGGCGAGCTTCGACAGCGCGCCTGCCGGCTTGCACCAGCTCATCGTTTATTCCTCCTCGGTCCCGATTGCTCATTGGTACGTTAAGCTGAACTCCAGCTCGTTGTTATTCCGGTCGGGCAACTACGCCGATATTGTGCTGGCGGAAAGTATTGAATTGATGCGCGCAGCAGCTCAGAATAAGCAGGTCACGGACCCGGCCAACGGAGTGATGACTGTGTACGAGGACGACAGCGCGACGCCACTGCTCACTGCGCAGCTGCACGAGGACGCGGCGCAGACGCAACCTTACCGCGGCCGTGGGGCTGAAGTGCGCGGGAGACTGTCTTGATTTCGATTGAATTTTTTGCACCGGAATCGCTGACGCTTACCAGCGCTTTGTTTGCCGTCAATAGCGACGACGTGCTTGCTACGGCAGACCTCGTCACAGAGCAGCCCAACGCCAAGGGCGCTTACATCGCGCAGTTCAGCGAGTCGCTGACCGGACCTCACCTGCTCGTCGGGTATGACGCCGGCATTGCTGTGGTGGCAGCCTACGCGTCGTTGAGTTCTGGCGTCGCCGTTCATCGGTCTGGAAATTACGCTGATGTGGTCGTTGCAAACACGGTAGAGTTGCTGCGCAAGATCGCATTGAACAAGACAGTCACCGATCCCGTCACGGGCCTGATGACCGTCTTCGATGACGACGACTCGACCCCGCTATTGAACGGCGCGCTAAAAGAGGATGTGGCAGAGACGCAACCGTACAGAGGCCGAGGAGCCGAAGTGCGGAGGCGGCTGGAATGATCGTCGCGCGCGGACTTGGGCTTGGGGCTGCTGGCGCGATCGTCGCGACGGGCTTGTGCTTGTCGCTGGTGACGCTGCAACCGGATCAGCCGTTGACGGGCGGCGGCATCGCGCCGCCGACGCTGCTGCAGAGAAAATTTTATGATGATCGCGACATACTCGAAATATTGCCGGCCTTTGTGGAGGTGTTGAATGGACGACGTTAAGGCATTGGCCGAGCAGGTCATCGGCTCCGTGAAGGGGCTGGTGCAACGCGCAACAGAACGATTTGACGCAGCCGTTGCCGAGGTGAGGCTGGAACTCACCAAGGCACTCTCCAGCTTCGAGCAGCGCACAGCGCAGTTGGGTGCTGACGTTGAATGCGCACTCGAAGCCTCTGCCCGCATCCCGGAGCGTGGCGAGAAGGGTGACCCCGGCGCACCCGGCGCGGACGGTCTCCGGGGCGAGAAGGGTGACCCCGGCGCACCCGGCGCGGACGGTCTCCGGGGCGAGAAGGGTGAGAAGGGCGACCCCGGCGCGGACGGTCTCCGGGGCGAGAAGGGCGACCCCGGCGAGCGTGGTCAGGAAGGCCTGCCCGGTGGCCAAGGCGAGCGCGGCGAGCGCGGCCTGACCGGTGAGAAGGGTGACCCCGGTGCACCCGGTTCGGACGGTCTCCGGGGCGAGAAGGGCGACCCCGGCGCGGACGGTCTCCGGGGCGAGAAGGGCGACCCCGGCGCGGACGGTCTCCGGGGCGAGAAGGGCGACCCCGGCGAGCGTGGTCAGGAAGGCCTGCCCGGTGGCCAAGGCGAGCGCGGCGAGCGCGGCCTGACCGGTGAGAAGGGTGACCCCGGTGCACCCGGCTCGGATGGTCTCCGGGGCGAGAAGGGTGACCCCGGCGATCGCGGCGAGAGGGGTCTGGATGGCGCGCCCGGACGCGATGCGCTGGAGCTGACCATCCTTCCGGAAATTGATCCAGAGAAGGCGTACCCGCGCCACACTTTCGCCACGCATCGCGGCGGCTTGATCAGAGCAATTCGTCGTACCTCGCCAATCACCGGCTCGCTGGAGGAAGCGGGATGGCAAGTGGTGGTGGACGGTGTGGCTGAGTTGCGCTTCGAGCCGACCGGCGTGCGCACCATCGACCTCTACGCAGTGAAGACCTCTGGCGCCACCAGCAAAGTGACGGCAAGTTACCCGGTGCAGATTCACCGCGGCATCTTCCAACCCGACACCGGCTACGAGCAAGGCGACTGCGTTACGTTCGGCGGCAGCACGTGGCTGGCGACGCGCGAGACGAGCGCGCGCCCGGAGACGGACGATTCATGGCGACTCGTTGTGAAGCGTGGACGCGACGGCAAGAGGGATTGAACCATGACAATGCTCGTGACTTTACCGCAGGCAAAGCGTCACCTTTACATCGATGACGCTGATACTTCGCGAGACGACGACATCACCGACAAGATCGAGGAGGCATCTGCCGCGGTGGCTTCTTACCTGAAGCAAAACGCAGCAGGCTTTCTTGACTCTTCCGGCCTGATCGTGACGGACACGGCCGGTAATGTGGTGGTGGACTCCCCGTCCGTCAACATCCCATACCAAGTTCGCGCGGCGACGCTGCAGTTGCTGACGGCGCTGTTCGAGAATCGAGGCGACGATGGCGGCGATGCATCGAAGTTCCAGCAGGGCTACTTGCCGCCATCCGTGACGGCGCTGCTCTACCCGCTGCGAGACCCGGCACTTGCCTGAGTGGTGGAAGGTGCCGCGCGAATGGGAGGGTGAAACGGCCACCATCCTCGCCAGCGGCCCAAGCTTGACCCGCGAACAAGTGGACTACGTTCGCGGGAAAAGCCGCGTCATCGCAGTCAACAACCAAGGCATCGACACCGTAGTGAATGGCGTTGTTACGCCGGCTTTCGCGCCATGGGCCGACGTGCTCTACGCAGCGGATCGAAAGTGGTGGGAGGCACACAAGGCGCACGCACTAAAGTTTGCTGGCTACAAAATAACCATCCGCGATTTTCACTTCGAGCAAGTTCGATCGCTGCAGGTGTCGCCGCAACAAGTCTTCGATCCGCGACCGACTCACCTCGTCACCGGCGGCAACAGCGGGTATCAAGCGCTTCACCTCGCCACCCACTTTGGCGCGAAGCGCATTGTGCTGTTGGGGTTCGACATGCAGCTTGGACCGAAGAAGGAGCGGCACTGGTTTGGGAATCATCCTGGCAACCTCAATGTCGCAGGCAACTTCCCGACGTGGCTACGCTCGTTCAACCGGCTTGCGCCCGAGTTACAGAAGATGGGAATTGATGTGATCAACTGCACCACGAGCACCGCGCTGAAGTGTTTCAAGCGCGCGCCTTTGGAGGAGACCTTGTGAGCATCGACAACCTCCTGCTCAAGCACATGCTCGCTTATCGGCAGCATTGGCCGTGGGACAGAATGAAGGGGAGCGCGGCTTGTTTGAAGTGGAGCTTCCGTGATTTGCGCGGATTGGACGAGGTACTGGAGCTGGTGCCGGGTCGCACCGTCGTCGTGCAGGCCGGCGGAAACCTCGGTATATTCCCGAAGCGCCTTGCAGAAGAGTTCGCCAGCGTCATCACATTCGAGCCGGACCCAAAGCTATTCGCGATCCTCCGCAAGAACGCGCCAGAGCCAAACATCCGCGCGGTCTGGGCAGCGCTCGGCGAGACCAACAACCCGGTGGCCGTCTCCAGCAAGCGACGCGACAGCACCGGCAAGCCGGACCACGAAGGCTTGACGCATGTCTGCGGCGACGGTGCGATACCCCAGCTGAGACTTGACCAATTGAGCTTGGCGGTCTGCGACCTCATCTACCTCGACATCGAGGGTTACGAGCTGCACGCGCTGCGTGGGGCAGTGGAGACGATTGCGCGCTGTCGCCCGGTCATCGCGATAGAGAACAATAAAAATGCGAGCTTCGCCGGCTTCACGCGAGAGCAGGTGGTGCAGTTCGTCATCAGTCAGGGTTACAAGTTCGTCAAGCGCGTGAACAGCGATGATGTGTTCATTCCAGAGGAGATGTCGCTGTGAGCAAGCCGGAGCGCGAAGACTATGCACGCATCTTCGAGGAGGAGTGCGCCCGGTCGTACCCGGTGATGGACGAGTTCGAGACCGAGTGCGGTTACGCGCTGGAGAGCGATCTGCTGGAGGGGGCGGCGCGCACGCTGGCCTGCCCACTCAAGGTCAACACACCAAACTGGCAGCACGGTCGCGCGATCTACGCGCTGGTTCGTCGGCTGCTTGCGGCCGGCATCAAGGGCAACTTCATCGACATCGGCACAGCAAAAGGATTCTCCGCGGTTGTTGCTGGTTGGGCGATCGAGGATGCCGGCGCGGAAGGTCGCACGGTCTACTCAGTCGATGTGATGGAGCCGGACTCGCGCGAGCGACGCAACAGCGTGCTGGAGTTGGACGGCTTCAAGACGATCGCGGAGTACACCAGCGGCCACTTGGCGCAGAGCGTCAACACGCGCTTCTTCGGTGGCGGCTCGCAGTCGCTGTTGACGGACCTCTTGTTAGAGGGTGAGCAGATCGCCTTTGCCTTCGTTGACGGCAAGCACTCCACGGATGCTGTGCGTCGCGAGATTGATCTGCTGAGGAAGTTGCAGACTACCGGCGCGGTGGTGCTGTTCGATGATGTACAGATACCAGCAGTCGCGGCGGCGGTCGGTTCCGTTCCCGGCTACAAGATGCGCCGCCTCATCTTGAGCGATGCGCGACAGTACGCATTCGGTACGCGCCTGTGAGCAAGCTCACTGTTGTCTGCGTGTTCGTCCACGGCCACGTTCCGTTCACCGCGGAGTATGTGGTGCGGTTGCAGAGCATGGCGCAGCGGCTGCTGCCGTCGCATCGGTTCGTCTGCCTCACTGATCAGGCGGCATCGCTCCCGCAAACCATCGACACGATCGAGGTGCGGCCACCGAAAGGCGTGTATGCATGGTGGACGAAACTCCAGCTGTTCAATCCGGAGCTACCGCTGCGAGGACGCTGCGTGTACTTCGATCTGGACGTGTTGCTGCTTGGCGGTCTGCGCGACATCGCTGACTTCCCCGCAGAGTTTGCGCTGGCTCCGGACGGCGCGCCAAACTTCAAGCCGAAGGCCAAGGCGCTGAAGGTTGTTAAGCGGTTCAACTCCAGTGTAATGGTCTGGGATGCCGGCGCGCGGCCGGAGCTGTTTACGGACTGGCGGCTTACGGATGCGGGCCGGTTGTGGGGCGATCAAGACTGGATCGGCGAGCGCGCGTACGACGCAGCCGCCATGCCGTTGGATTGGTTCCCGCGGTTGAGCGAGAGCGGTCCGCCACCATGGCTGCCGCCTGCAAAAGTGATGCTGTGCAAGAAGCCGAAGAATCTTGATGCGGCGGTGAAGTGGTCTTGGTTCAACGAGGCGTGGCAGTAATGGGTGCTCCCGGATTTGATGACGCGCCGATTGTTGAAGTGCTGCCGTCGCACGAGAAGCAGCTGCAACTCATCTACCCCTACTACGAAAATCCGGACTTCCTCCGCCGACAGATCGTCAACTGGTGCGCCTATCCTGCACCACTGCGCAACCGTCTCCGCGCCATCATCGTTGACGACGGGTCGCCCAACAATGCGGCGCTCGATGTGCTTCGCTCGGCACCCGTCTTGCCATTCCCCATCCGGTTGTTCCGCATCGACATTGATGTGCGCTGGAACTGGCTTGCGGCGCGGAACATCGGCGCACACCACGCCGCCTCGGGCTGGTGCTTGTTCACCGACATGGATCACATGCTGCACGAAGAGGCGGCGGCGGAGCTGGTGTGCGGTGGCCACGACGAGAACATCATCTATCGCCTGTCGCGGAAGGAGCACACCGGCGCAGCGATCCACCCGCACCCTAACACCATGATGCTGACGCGCTCCATGTTCTGGAAAGCGGGTGGCTACGACGAGGCGCTGTCTGGCCACTACGGCACGGATGGCGACTGGCGGCGACGGCTCGCAGCGACTGCCAAAGTGAAGACGCTCGGCACACAAATTTCGCGGTACGAATACGTCGGCGATAGTTCCACGACGCACTACAAGCGCAAGCAGCCGGAGGATGCCGGCAAGAAGGCAATCATTGCGCGCCGAGGAAGAGGTTGGAAGCCGAAGGTGCTGTCGTTCCCGTACCACGAAGAGTCGCTGTGATGCTGGACGTTGTGTGCTGGAAGTGGAAGCCGCCGGCAGGCTATCGCTCCACCTTCGATGCGGCATCCGTCAACACGCTGCGCGCGATGGTAGCGCGGAATTTGTCACTGCCGCATCGCTTTAGCTGCATCACCGACGACGCAGAAGGGATTGACGCGACGGTGCGCGTGATCCCGTTGTGGGATGACTTTGCAGCCGTGCCCAATCCGTCGAACCGTCTCAACCCATCATGCTACCGGCGACTCAAGATGTTCAGTGCGGAGGCGCGCACGACGATCGGCGAGCGCATCGTCAGCATGGACCTTGACGTGGTGATAACGGGCGACCTCACGCCGCTGTTCGACCGCGCAGAAGACTTCGTGATATGGGGCGGCCAAACCGTCCAGCCCGGTCGGGCAGGGACCAGCGTGTACAACTGGTACAACGGTTCGCTAATGATGCTGCGCGCAGGCTCGCGCACGAAGGTCTGGGACACGTTCGACCCGGCGCGCTCTCCGACGAGAGCGAATCAAGCCGGCTGTCGCGGCAGCGATCAAGGATGGATTTCATATTGCTTGGGGCCGAAGGAGGCGGTGTGGGGGACGAGTGATGGCGTCTACTCATTTCGCAACCACATCGTTCCCGGCAAAGGTATACTCCCGCGGGATGCTCGGTTCATTGCGTTCCACGGACGCCATGACCCGTGGCAGGCCGAGGTTCAACGGGCGCACCCTTGGGTGGCGCAGCACTACAGAGGTTGATGTGGCGAGAACTTCCTGCAAGCCTTGCTCCGCTGCCCGTC